ACAGCTTATTAAATTCAGGCTTGGGGCGGTTCTTAAACTGCTTCTTATGCGCCCCTTCCCACCATGCGCCGGATATATAGAACTTCTGCCTGTCGCTGGTGCAGTTGTCGTAACACTCATTAACCGAGAACGCATCGTCTCGATTCTTCATCATGTCTTTATGTGGTGTTATTGCCATTCTCTTATATCCGGTTAGTAATAGCTGACAGTTTGTGCGTATACATCACTAAGTGGTATCTCCGATTGCTTCTTGACTCGCTTTCTTTCGCTCATCATAACACAATCACCCAAGTTAGGGCTTGACACCTTGAACAGTCTACGCATATCAGCCTTTGTATACAACTCAAACAATCCAGAACCATTGGGCTTGATTGGCATACGGCAAAGCTCAGAGCGTAGCTTGCTAAGCGCTTTAATGCTGGAACTGAAGCTGATTAATTGCTCAGGATCGCAAATCTCCTTATGAACGACTGCTCGATACGTCTTATAGACTCGATCCCTTAGCGATCCGTAACACTGGCCACGCAAGTTCCTGAATACCTCTTTATTTGTCTTTTGGTGCGATACGTTATCGGCATTGACTGGCTCATAGATGGCATCTGGGAAATCAGGACTGTCAGCGCCGTTAAACTGGAATACTTCAATCCTTGTGCCACCAAGTGAGTCATTGACCTGCTTTCGCAAGCCTGTACCCATTCCGCCAACGTCCCACTCATACTGATCCGCGTTAACCTGTATGGCGTGACCAGTTGCCCAGTCGCAGCCCTCGTTAACATCCAAGTCATCACGCTCTATAGCCTCTGTAATCACATTACCATGACGGACTATCAATGCTTTAGGGTCTGGCCCCTTGTCTGATGGATCGTGCAAGACTCGCTTAATGCCTTGTGGCTTAAATCCTAACTTCTCATGGGCATCGATACAGGCGTCAAACCATTCAGACATGATGAGGCCATTCTCTACTGAGTCGTTAAATTCACCTTCCCAGATATGGTCGTATAGCGCCCTCGGTAAATTGTCATAGTCCCATTGCCTCTCCTGCTCTAACTCGGCAGGAAACCAAGGATTGTCTCGCCAGTTAACCTTGATAACCGTGTGCATATCATCTTCATAGATTCCATCACGGTCTAGCGCATCCTTAAACGGCACAATGAATCGTTTTGAGAACGGGTCTTCTGAGCTGGCAGGGTTGGCAGTGAATACAATCTGGCCGCCTTCCTCCCTCATTGTTGGGGTTAGCAGCTTTAATGAATTCTCAGAGCTTGCCTGGGCCTCTTCAACCCAGAACCGCTTAAAGCCATCCATCGACTTAATTGAGTCTGGATTTCTTGCAAGTCCTCTGAATTTAGCCTCAGCACCATTTGCAGACCGAACAGCATTATTTATCAGAGTAAACCCAGAAAGCCCTATCTTGTTGATCTGGCCTTCTAATAGCGAGTAAACCGAGTCTTCAATAGAGTTTTGGAATTCACGAAAGCAGCCAGTCTTAATTGCTCGATCGTGCATATCCATAACAATGATCTGGGCCTCCCCTTGAGACTTACCAGAACCACGACCACCAACAATGACAACGAACCGCTTGCTTGTGGTTAGCGCCGGAAGCATCGCCTCTGCCATCGTTGCCTTGAATGGTTCATCAGTATCGACCCACTCGCCACCGTCACGCTTAATGGTCTTTACATGAATTGGTTTTGCCGGATCGATCTTCCCGTCAATAATGGTCGGTCTGAATATGCCGATTGGCGTTGACTCCTGCTCACCAGTAGTGGCGCTTACTCTCGCCTCGATATCATTAAGTCGCTTAGACAGCAGACTAGGCATTATTCTCGCCTAACTGTTTTTCGATTTGCTCTAACCGCTCTCTGATCTCTGTTATCTCGTTGATCTTCAGCATGTTGGCTATTGACGCAACAAACATCTGCGCAACGTCTGGAGCTAGCTGACCATTAGCAGCGGCAGCCATTACCTGACTTGCTTGCTCGTGTGGCTCGGCCTTCTCATCAAAATGGAACTCGACATTACCAAGGGTCGCTTTCATGCTTGACCACCCCTTATCCCCTAAAAACTTCAGGAGTGTCCCGGAGTCCTTGTCTTCATCATCAAAGGCCCTGTCCGCTACCTTTGTAAAGAATGCTATCTCTGCATCATCCCTTGTGGCGTCCTCTGGCAGTCTTGCCATTGTACTCTTACGGATACCATCAAGGACGCGGTTTTTATTACTCATGCCACGCCCTGGTAGGTTATCACCCTTCTTTAATGTCGTTGAACTCTTTGGCATAACAAGCCTTATTTAAGCCTTATTTGGATTCATGCTATCAAAAAAAAATAACTCGAAGGCTATTCCACACCAGCCTCAAGCGTTTTGATTTTTATCGCATGAAGCTCTTTTTCTCGTTGATTTTTTTGCATTGCAATCAACACATGCACAAGCCCGAAAATAAACATACCTACCAGATACCAGTTCTCAGTTAGGAATGTCCCTGTCACGGTCATTAGATAGACTACTATGTTTGTGCTGTTGCTCCCTGTGTCGATAGTACTCATTAATGACGCCCGTGCCGTTTGTGATGGCTGCCCAGGTGAATAAGGCTGACAAGACCATCCCTAAAATCATCAACCAATCCATTCAAGCTACCTCGACAATCCTTCATCATTAATACCGCTAGCAACTGCGCATAGCCTATGACTCCCGTCAAATTACCTGTCCAAGCTGACAAGTAACCTGTATTGGCACTATATACCAAATGACCGAAGTTTACAGCTGATTCAAAACTCAGCAGCAAAGTAACGATAAGCGCGACACTGGATTTTGTCTTAAAGAAGTGCGCAGCGCAGGCAGCGGCAGCAAGTGAGTTGGCGAAGATGATCCACATAAACAACTGCCAGTAGACTGGGTTACTCATTGACACCATAAACCCAAAGCAAGCCACTATCATCAGCCACAGCGAAGTCTCTGTTCGCTTATAAATCGCAGCGGCTATCATTAAAACTGGCAGAATCCCAAAGACTGGAATGTATTGTTCCATGGTCAAGCCCTCTTTGACTTCTTCTTACTGCCAAATCCAGCTCCAGCCCCTGCAACCTTGCTGCTTTTTTTCTTGCCGTTGCCGCCAGTCATTGCGGTTTTCTTTGGTTTTGCTGTTTTCTTTTTTGCGGCCATGTTACTTACCTTTAAATGAGTTTACGCCGTTTACGCCGAATGATGCCGCAATAATCGCGGTGAACATTCCAGTTATAGGCCCGAATAATTCTGTAATTTTACCAGTTGCAACCGAAACATCAAAGCCGAACGCCTCAGCTCCGATCATTGACAAGGTGGTGAGAATGTAAACAGTGTAAAGCGCCGTTACCCGCTCTGACAGCTTGCGGCGCATTAGCCCATTGGGGTCAAGCGCCTTTATCATCAGGGTTTTGGCCTCTGCTTGCTCCTTGTCTGTTTCGATCCACTCGCTAGCCACTCGTTCTATTGAACCTAAAGCATCAGAACCGCCGAACACGTTTTTAATAAAACCAAGCATTGACAAAGCCCGTTATATTGATTTATGCCAGATTATCAGCAAATGATGGGAGGAGCAAGAAAGAGGCGGCCCTGGCAAGGAGAAGGAAAACCAAGGCCGCCGAAGGGGTTTAACTATACCACAGCTTCATATTCTGACCAGTCACCTGTTAGCATTGTTTTCATCTGTCGAAGTGCACGCTCTGTGGTCTGCCTTGCCCACAAACTATCAAGCCCTTCAGTGTACGCCCTCTGCCAATCCTGATCTTTAATAGCCTGTAGCATGTTGCGGAATCCGAAAAGCCCTGTAGTGCCAAGCTGGTACGCCATAGAAAGCAAAACAGCCCGCCGAGGCTCATTCAGTGCTGCGAACTCTGGGAACGTGTATTCAATGCGCCGACTAATTTCTGAGATAGTGTTAGCCATCTGAGAAATTGCCACTGACTCTGAAACCGTAATCATTTCAAAATCTTCTAACGGCTGGCCTTTCTTTCCGATCTTCCAGCCAATGCCGATTGTAGGAAACCCCTCAGAACAATAATAAGCGCACTTTTTGTAACCTTCTTCGCGCTTAATTAGTTGGTAAACGTCCATTCTTATCTCCAAATAAATTCTCTAGCATTACGACCTGTGCATTAGTCCAGCTTAGCTCGGTGTCGGCGATCTTATTAGCTTCGGCGCTATTGCCGACAGCCATCAATTCAACAACTTGCTGCTCTAACTTAGACGCCCGGCCTTTCCAGTAATCAATTATTTCTTGCATTTTGCATCAACTTCTCAATTTCAAAATTTGCAGCGTTAGCGGCTTTTAAATACGCCTCATAGCTCTGTTCTACCGCCTCGCAGTATTCCACACCATCACGAATAAGCATGTCGGCGCGAATGGCGTGCTCTTCTGGTGTGGTGGCCATCCGTCCAGGCTTCCAAAGCCTGCGCCTAATCAATCCTTGATTCATGCTATAAACCTCTCAAGCTCAGCATCCAAATCAATACCCATTTTACCAGCAATTCGCGCTATGCAGTTAACCGCGCTAGTGTATCGCCAGTTTTTAAGCTCTGCTGATTCGTGTTTTGTGCCATTGAATTTCGTAGCCTCTCTATGCGCCAACTCGCAATAAT